CCTGAGACAGACTTCACCTTATGTACTTCTATATTTATTTGCGTTGATCCGTCAGTAGCTCTTGCGCTACCATCTTGAAGTACAATGAAATCACCGCTGCTTATATCTGAGGCCAACGATGTTACAGTCAGTTCGTTGTCGTATCTTGAGACTGGCGATGCTAGTTGATATTTAACTACAGATGCTACACCTGAGAAAGATAAGCAGCTAGCGTCTGCAATGTCTTCAGGCTCGACTGAAAAACCATCCTTGCATTTTAACTTTAGGCTTGAAGTCATATTCACGGTGAACTTGAAATTCATCCCCTCAAATACGCACTCAACATCGTTTTCTGAACAGTAGTTCAGAAAATTGTCAGCAGCTATGCTAGAGACAATAGGCGTCTCTAAAATCCCAAAACTATGAGATGTTATGTTAGATGAATTTTTGCACCACACACCATTGCCAACACCATCAGCCGTGAACCACGTTTCAACCTGACCTGAATCATTCCAATCACTAGGGAAAGTTTTATCAGGATCAATGACAGTACCGCCGTTGTGATCTGATTTAACTTTGGTAGAATCCCAATAAAACTTACCACCCCCGACATCACTGTTAGGGTGGTAACCTAAAACAGAAATTAATTCTCGTTCTAACTGCGGTTTAACGCTTATTAACTCTTTTATAGAATTTACGTACTCGACTTTTTTAGACTTGTTTATCCAGGAGCCAACTCCGCTGTCAGAAGCTTCGCCTTCAGTTGATGCTACGTCATAGACGTAGTCAACGTAAGTTGTGGCGCCACTGTACACACGAGCACGCGTGAAGTCATCTGGATCTAACGCTGTCATCTCTGCGATTGAGTCAACAGCTACAGGCACGTCTAGGCGGTCAATCTGGTACTCGTTCTCGCCGCGCTGTTGGGTTACTTGGCCTTTACCTAATATTAAGTCTTGGACGCCCGCTTTACTCTTGCGGACCACTCGTTGATTTGCCATTAGTCGAATGCTCCTGAATAAGTCGATCTAAAGTTATTAGCGTTACTAGTACCGTTAGTACTATTTGTATTCTTAGCTACGTCGAGTTCTCGATTATACAGTTGCATCGACTCAGCTGCCATGTCTCGGTACTGTACGTCTAGGTCATCGCGGAATGCATGTGCAACTACGTAGTGCTTTAAAGCAGTATCAAACATCGAAGGCATTTCTAGCTCGTCTAAGACGTCTGTCAAGGTATCTGGTATGCGAGTATACCAGATATTAACTGCGCCTGTAGAGTCTACTATGTCAGTTACAAATCCGAAGTCATCGATTTGCTCAGACTGAATACTAGGATCAAATAGCTGAGTTACTTCACCAAATACTGAGTCAAAAGTGTAGTCAGGCTCACCAGTTAGTCCTGTGACCACACCGAAGTACTCGTCGCCGGCGAACTCTATAGTTCCTGCATTTTCAAAAGGGTAGTTATTTTCTGCTATACCTTCATTAGGTATAGGGTATACTCGGATTTGATCTAGATTACGGTTATCAAATATTAGTGCAGCAACCTGGTCACCTTCATCTAGCTCCCAACGTTGTTCACCGATGTAATCTATATTAACGCTACGCCCACGTTCTCTAGAGTCATACGTACCACGCGATAAACGTTGTTTCTTAGCTCGCTCATCCATATTGTCATAGGAATATAAAGGTATCTCAGTGCTGTCAAAAGAAGCACGCTGGATGAGCCATAAGTTTTCAGGTAAAGTGTAAGTGTCAACGCCAATTTCAACTATGAACTCGTGTCGACCTTTTAGAATTTGGGTTTGCTTAGCGAGGTCTTTCTGACCTTCGTCTAGTATACGAAGTAGTCGATCGTCTGACCAACGTTCAGCTTCGGGATCGGCCAGAGTGTCTCTAGCCCGTAGTAGAATGTTTTCTATTCGTGTAGCCATGAGACCAGCCTAAGAAAGCGCCCAGGTTTTACCCTGGGCTGAGGTTAGGATTAGTTGATTTGAGTGTACTCACCAGTATTCTTCTGGTATTCCAAGTACTCAACAACCACAACGTAATGAGCCACGTTAGTAGCTACACCTGTTACGGTTAACCCTAGAAACAAGTCTACACCTGTACCAGTAACACTTTGACCAGTGAAAGTACCTTGCTTACCTACAGTCTTCAGGTTGGCAGCAGAAAGAACTTCTGTGCCACCTTCAGCTGTACCAAGTTTAGCACTTGCGCTGGTCGCTGCGTCACCGGCAGTAACCACGTTAACGTAAGCGTTAGTGATAATTGCGTCAGGTGGTAGCTTCGCGATTAAAAAGTTACCAGTTGCAGCAGGGATTTCACCTTCCTGCAAATTAGTACCTTCTCGCACATCTGCGGCAAATACGCAGATGCTTTTCTTTTGGGCGAACTCGCCTGAGCGAGTGATATCTGTGTTAGCCATGTTATGCCACCTTCACGTCAACAGCGATAACACCGTAGTCAAGATCAGAAATCTTGGCTTGTTTGTACTTGGCGTTTTCCGCTTTAAGGTTAGTTTTACGAGCTTCCATCCAGAACTCGACGGCAGACTCAGACTTAATACCAAAGTCTTGAGACTCTTGATACTTATAGTCAGGCATTTTACCGAATGCAGTCTGAAGACCACCTGCGCCAAGAATAACACCACGAGAGTGTAGTTCAGTAGACGCGTAGTCAAAGCCTTCTTGACCTGTCCAAATAGCAGAAGCAGGAGCTGCACCAGCATACTGACGTAGACCAGAAATTTCAATTTCTGAGTCACTTAAACCCCAACCTCCAGTAGAACCACCAGTCGCACCGAAGAACTGTTCAGCTTCTACGATTAGCAAGCTACCAAGTTTACCGATAACGCCGCTGATGTTACGGTTTTTGCTACCGCGAAAGTCACCAGAGCGTACGATAGTCTGATAGCCTGCAGTGTCTTTACGAAGCAAGTTAGCCATCGCAGAGTCGACAACGAATAACCAAACGGGCTTGCCGTCAGCGGTAATGTACGGATCCATAGGACGACGCACAGCACCAGTAGTAAAACCTTGAGAGGTCTTAAGTGTTTTTTCGATGTCTAACAAAGAGTTAAAGTCGAAAGTAGCGTTTAAGTCAATTACGTGACTAGGCGCTTGACGACCATCTTCATTAGTGATCAAGTTACCTTGAGCGGCGTCGAAAAGAGACTGATCTTTGAAGCGAGTGAATAAGTCACCAAGCTTGCTACGAGAGTCAGCGTGTTCGTTAATTGACAAATCGCCAATATCAACACCATCGAACTTATCACCGTTGTCTACAACAAGGCGGTAACGCTCAACAGTCACTTTGTCAGAGAACTTCTTCTTCTGCTCACCTTTACCAAAAGCAGTATCTTTACCTTTGATAGCTTTACCACTTAGGTTGCCATCGAAGTCAAATACTACGGTGTGACCAGAACCAGAGTTCTCGTTATTGGCTTGCATTACAATTGCGTCTTTAGTGGTACCTGTCATAGGCGCCCAGAAAGACTTACTTGCCGCTTGTACCAAGCCTTCGCGCATCCACTTCTTGCGTTTCAGATCGGAACTTAGGCTAACTACACCAGTTGGCATAATAATTTCCTTTAAGTTAGTTAGTAAGTGAGTTACAAGTGAACGAGGTATCGGACGCCGAGCTCGAGGTACTTATTTACTCTGTCCTTTATTATACGGCTCGACGTTCAAAAAGTACACTTATTAAATTTAATACGTTTCGTCTTTGTACGATTCTCGTACATCTGCTTCAACAGCCAGATCAGTAGGTTTACTACCACCAGGTGCTTTGCCTAAATTAGGCTCATCAGGCGCTTTTGTACCTTTGTCTAAGACTTTAGGCTTGCCTAAGTACTCAGCAGAAGTCGCTAAGAATTGCTCGAATGTGATTTCACCACTAGCTAACTGTTTAGTGAGACGCGGAGGTAAGTCATTGTCAATAACGTCATCAGTTAGTTGGAAATCAGGGTACGCAGCGTTGTGCTCTTCTAGTAAACGAGTGCGCTTTTCAAGCTCTGTCTCGTTAACCGCTTTTTCTTTAATTTCTTTGGTGCGGTTACCGAAGCTCTCGCGGTTAGCTTGCTCGTACTCATTTAGCTTAGTACGCCAGGCATCAGGATCTTCATGTTTTAGGGCGTCTAAGTCTTCTTGCTGTTCTTTACTAAGCTTAGACATTGCGTCTTTTTCCCACTCAGTAAGCAGTTGTTCGTTTTCAGTCTTCAGCACTTTCAAGTCTTGACGTGAGCGAGTGTAGTCAGCTTGTGTATCGCGACGACGGCGTTCAGCCATTGCAGCATACGCTAATTCAGGTGATACTTCAGTATCTTCAGGAAGAGCCCAGGATCCGTTGTCGTCTTTAGTCATGCTATCTGTTAAAGAATTTACTACTTCTTCAATAGACGGCTGCTCTGCAGGAGTGTCTTTCATTTTCGTTCCTTATATTAATGTCTGAGTGACTTCTTAAATTTAACAAATTTATTTACAATTGTAAACAGTCTTGATAAAATAAATAATAAATTTAATAAGGAACTGTCAAGTGGCTATATACACCTTCTCTACTAAGACAAAGCGGCCAGAGGATGCTGAAGCAGTAGAAGCTCTTAAAGCCCACTGTGAACGCCATAATGTGAACTTCAGCGCTGTTATCATCAACCTTATCAAGGAGCACGACTGTGGAAATAAAGTACAACGTAGTCAGCCGACTGATAAATAACCAAAGCGTTGATGAGATAGCTAACGAGCTTGAAATTCCTAAGACTACCGTTATGCGTATGCGTCGTGAGTTTGAGAAGGCGCGAGCTAATGATCAACTTCACGAATTCATTGACATGGATAAAGTGTTACTAGATCAGCTAACTGAACAGATGATTGATAATTCACCTCTACACTTACAAGATGATGTTATTGAGCACGTAGCAGAGATTAAGCAAGCTAAGACTTTGTTAGACGCCTTGTCTGAAGACATGGTCATTACAGCTAAAGCATTAACAACGCGCATTAAGTCTATGAGTAGTACTATTGAGCACGTTAGTGAGCTTGAGGGCCTGGCAAATGCGTTAGCTAACTTAAACAAGTCATTCTTCCAAGATCAGCGCACACAAGTTAACGTACAGAATAACTTTGGCGGTGAGTCACCAGCAGCGTCATACGGAGCATTCTTAAGTGATAAACCTTCGAATAACTGAACAGCAATTTGACGAGCTGTACCCTGATCTCGTAGGCTTGTATGACCACTTTGATCAACCGCCACCGTCTACAACAACTAAGAATGACTTTGAGCAACGCTACCTTAGCTCTAAGTTGTGGCGTCTGAATAACCTATATACAGTTATCAACAAAGATGGCGAACCAGTAACGTTCCGCATGAATCTAGCACAACATAAAGTGTATGCAGCCACGCGCTTGCACCCGCGCGTTATTATATTAAAGTCACGTCAACAAGGTATCTCTACCTTCTGGCTTGTTAGTTACTTCGACGACGGTGCCTTCTGTCCTTACCTGAACGTAGGACTCATGGCCCAGGGTACCGACGAGGCCACTACACTGCTTGAGCGTGCAAAATTCCTGTGGGATACTCTCGACTCTGGAGTCAAAGAATTTTTAGGCATTCGTCTGACAAAAGATAACACTAAAGAGTTTGCGTTCTCTAACAACAGCACAATTTTTATACGTGTATCTTTCCGGTCTACTACTCTACAGCGCTTGCATATCTCTGAGTTTGGTAAGATAGCTAATGCTAACCCTCAGCGTGCAAAAGAAACTAAGACTGGTACACTCCAGGCTCTTGGTAAAGGCAACACTGGTGTAATCGAGTCGACAGCTGAAGGTCGCAATATGTTCAAGGACTTGTGGGATGCATCTATCCTGGCACTTCATTCTGGACAAATGACCGCTAAGGACTTCTACCCTATCTTCTTATCCTGGTTGGACGACCCTGACTGTACTCAGGAAGTGTTACAGAGTGAAGACGCTGAAGCAACTAAGTACTTTGAAGAGCTCGAACGTAAGCTAAGTGTCAAAC